TTGATTATCTAGTCGCGGTCATTGGATTATCAGGCGGGAGTGGCGGCAGGGGCGGCACTGCAACCATAGCCACAACTACAGAATCTGGTGAGTCAAGTTTCGGCGGAGCGCCTGGCGTGTACGGATTCATCAGAAATGTTTATATCGGTGACCAGACGTCAATCTCTGTTGGCGTTGGGGCTGGCGGAAATGGCGGCATTGGCGGAACTGCTACGAAGGCTGGCACAGCCGCTGGCGGCATTGTCACAACGGCACCTACATTGCCTTCTGCTGGGGGCGCAACCACTTTCGGTGCGTATCTCAGTTGTACCACCGCAGCAAGCGGCACCGTTGGCACGGTCACAAGCACCGTGCCTTTTGGTGACTATGTGTTGACTACCCTTGCACCAACAAATACAGCAACTACTTTCCAGACAAACTCGTATTGGCAGCAGAATAGCTTCTCGTCTATGCCATACCAGAACTTCTATCCCCTAGCGGGCGGCAACGGCAGCGCAGGTCAGTCATCCCTCGGAACAACTGGAACTGCAAGCGGCACCTCAATCATCGCTGGAGGCGCTGTAAATAATGCTGGCGTGAGGGTGCTTGGAGGAAACGGTGGCACTTCTGGATTCATCGCAGGAGAGGGCGGACGCTCTGGGCTCGTTCGTGTTGATAACAGTGGCACTTTCGCGTATACGGGTACAAGCCTTCCATCAGGCACCGCGACATCCTACTCAGCAGGGAGCGCCCAGGCTGGCGCTGGCGGCGGCGGCGGCGCAGCCGCCTTCGGGCGGCTCGCTCCAGCCGTCAATGTTTACATCAAGGGCGGCGATGGTGGCAACGCAGCGGCGAATAGTGGCTCAGGCGGTGGGGGTGGTGGTCCTGCAAGGTTCGGCGGCACCGCAACTACAACTGGCTCAAGCGGCACGGCAATCGGCGGCAATGGAGGCAACGGTGGCAACGGCTTTGTCATCATTGCGTATGTAGCCTGATGATGCGCTACGCCTTTATCAACGCAGACAGCATCGTGGTGCAAGTCATCAGCGGTGCGCTCAACCCAGCGCAGCAGGCGCAGTTCCTGCGCGACTATTCCGCGCTGTTCGGCGCGGTTGCCATCATTGAGGTAGAGGACGGCACAAGCGTGTGGATTGGCGGCACCTATACTGACGGCGTATTCGCACCACCATCTCAGCCTGAGATTGTTGATGGCACGGCGACTATGATTGACGAACCGCAGCTAGAACCGCTGCCTGAGCCAACGGAGCCTGAACTGTGAGTCCACGCACGAGCCAGAACACGGAGATCCTGAAGCGCCTCGATCGCATCGAGCGTGACCTGACTGAGATCAAGGTCGACCTGGCAGAGTCCAGGGGTGCGCTCAAGTTGGCGAAGTTGATCATCGGGCTCTTGGGCGTGTCTGGACTGGGTGGTCTTCTCGCCTGGATTCAAGGACAGAAGTGACCCTCATCATCCGATCGCAGCTCGGACTCGCTGAGCGCCTGGGAGTCAAGGCGATGGATGACTGCGGACCAGCATCCCTGGCGACCTGTGCCACATACCTGGGCGTCCCGACCTCGACCAAGCAGGCACACAAGGCGTGCGAGCAGGCTGGTCGACGAGACACACCGACAGGAGCTGAGGGCACGTCAGCGAAGGAGCTCGTCGCAGCGGCGAAGATCTTGGGATTCAACGCTCGAGTCGCCTACGACTGGAGCGAAGTATCGAATCAAGTCAAGAACGGCTCGGCACTCATCCTCAACATCCAGGCGAGTCAGAAGGTCGTCCCCGACCACCTTCGATCTAAGTGGCAGAGGGACTACTGGAAGAAGCAGCCACTCGCGACCTACGGTCACTACGTCGTCCTCGTCTGGCAGGGAGAAGGCTGGGTGTATGGTTGCCCAACGATGCAGGAAGGCAGACCAGGACGGTCAGCCACGCCTGCTGAGGTGAAGACCCTCCGAGACTCGAAGGGCGCGGCTGGGTTCCCAACCCCGCCTGCGATGATTCTGATCAGAAAGTAGGAGAGAGATGGACCAGTTCTACAGCGACATCATCAACGCACTCATCGTGGCACTCGTGCCAGTGGCGATCGGAGCCCTGGGCTGGATCGCGAACAGCGTGATCAACTATCTCAAGACCAGGATGGCTGCGGAGCACTACGCGATGGTCGAGAAGATCGCAGCGGCGACTGTCGCTGCTGTGAACCAGACCCTGTCGAGTAAGGCAGGCGAGGAGAAGAAGCAGGCGGCGATCGCCCTGGTTCGTGCCGAGTGCGCGAAGCGTGGCATCACGCTCGACGAGGAGGCGATCGGGAACGCAGTCGAAGCTGCGGTCTATCGCACCAAGATCTCCACATCTTCCATCTAGACAGACTGAAACCTATCCACTAGCCTGTCTCGTTAGGTGCAGACAATCTGTACCACAATGGGAGGACAGGTATGAAGGACAAGCTCCAGGAGTTCCACTCGCTCCAGTTGGCGAAGGGACCATCCTGCACGAACACGCTGCTCGACCTCACGGCTGAGGATCGAGCTGCTCTTGACGAGGCACTCGCCTCACCCGCTATCACCTCGAAGGCGATCGAACGCTGGGTCGGTGTGCGCGGTCAGACCTGGCGTGCGTTCTCGATCTCACGCCACAGACGCGGCGACTGCCGCTGTGGAGGACAAGATAATGTCTGAGCACCTGGATGAGTTCAAGACAGCAGACGAACTGGCTGAGTTGAAGGCTGCACACGGTCGGGCTCTTCGAGCCCTGGCGAAGCGTGAGCGGCAGACCGAGGAACTAGTCGAGGCGGTGTATCGAGCGGCGAAGGACGCAGCTCTTGGGATGAAGATCCCAGCCGTCCCAGCACCGAAGGTCGACAAGCGGAAGGGGCGCCGAGAGGTCGCCCTGGTGCAGCTCAGCGACTGGCAGTTGGGGAAGAAGAGCGCGGACTACGACATCGACGTCGCGGCGAAGCGCATCGGACTCCTGGCTGAAAAGGTGAAGCGCGTGGTCGAGATCCAGCGGAAGGACCACCCAGTCGACACCGTCAAGATCCTCCTGACAGGGGACCTGGTCGAGTCTGACGGGAACATCTTCCCTGGTCAGGCATACGAAGTGGAGGCAGGCGGTCTCTACGTTCAGATCTTCAAGGGTGCAGAGATCCTGGCGCAGTTCGTCAGGGCGATGGCTGCGCTCTTCCCAGAAGTCGAGGTCTACGGTGCGATCGGGAATCACGGGCGCCTGGGTCGGTTCTCCGACCACTCGCCTGAGTCGAATAGCGACGCGATCCTGATGAACATCTCCCGACAGCTCGTGGCTGGGGAGAAGCGCATCAAGTGGAAGGAGAGCCTGACCGTTGGTGGTCGCCACTGGTACGACACGTTCGACCTCCCTGGTGGGAAGTTGGGGATGATCGTCCACGGTGACCAGTTCCGCGGTGGACTCGGGATGCCCTGGTACGGCGTGGCGAAGAAGGCGTCAGGATGGCGCCTGTCGGTCGCTGAGTTCTCCTATCTGTGGTTCGGGCACTGGCATCAACCAGCTCGCCTGGTCCTAGCTGACGGGAAGATCACAACCTGGTGCAGCCCGAGCCTGGAGTCCTCGAACCGATTCGCCCAGGAGGTCGTCGGAGCCTCAGGCGAACCAGGTCAGTGGCTGATGTTCTTCGACGGAGACGGTGAGGTCTCGGCTGAGTACCTGATCAGGCTCCGATGATCGAGCAGCTACCCCGACCCTTCGGCACCTGTGACGGCTGTGGCATCCAGACCAGGATCTGGATGTTCCAGGAGGTGGTCATCCCCCTGGGCGCTGGTCTAGGGGTGGTCGAGGGTCGGGGGATCTGCCGCATCTGCCTCCACCTGGTGGTCGATTCGACCCTGAATCCAGAGGACTACGAATAGGCTCCAGGACTCCCGTAGAGGGACGCTTGACAACCGTCACAGGGGGGCTATAGACTGCCCCTATCGGGCAGGACATCAGCCACTCGGCTGGACCGATAAGGAGGACCAGGATGTACAAGTTCGAGGCAGCAGAGCAGAAGAACGGAGCCCAGGGGTTCGAGCTCCACGCAGTTGGCTGCGCGGATCTTCTCAAGAAGAATCGCGTGACCTTCGGGTTCTACAACAGCGCCCAGGATGCAGTCGCTGACTTCTACTCGGATCAGATCTCCGAGGGCTCGATGACGGTCGAAGAGGGGATGGGCGACTGCAAGGTGATGTCCTGCGCGAAGGCGGTGCGCTGATGAAGGCGAACTGCTGGAACTGCGGGAAGGTTGTCCGAGTAGCGAAGGACAACTCGAACATCTACACCAGGATCTGCGCGAAGTGCGTGAAGGAGGTCATCAAGTGAGCAAGTCGCAGGCGTGGCTCTTCTGGTTCAATCGGATCAAGATGCTCAATGCCCAGCGGCACGAGTTCGGGGATGAGTTCGTGTTCACCCCTGGGTTCATCGCAGCGAGCTGTGCGCGCTGCGGACAGGGCTATCGAGGACGCTACAACAAGGAGGTCGGACCATACGACTACGAACGCTATGCCGATCTCGTGATCGGTTGCGACAACGAACTCGAGATCACACTGAAGGCAGAAGCAAGAGAGGAGGTCATCAAGTGAGACACGGACAGATCGGTCGATCACATCGACCCAAGCTCATCCAGAAGCGTCGACGCTTCGTCGTCTTCCGATACGACGGAGACGAGGTCACAGTCGGAGACCTGGTTCTGATCGGAGTGGTCGGAGCGGTCGCCTACGTCGTGCTCTGTGTCTGGTTGGTTGGTGCTGCTGGGTTCTTCGGATGAGCCCTGTGTACCAGTACCAGTGCCCAGTGTGCAAGGTGGTCGATGAGCGAATCCAGACGATGGATGCGCCACTGACGCCACGATGTGAGAAGTGCGGATGCTGGATGCTCCGCGTGATAAGCGCACCAGCCGTCGTCTACAAGGGCGAAGGCTGGGCGAAGAAAGACAGAGGAGGACGAAAGTGACCAAGCAGTTCGAGTTCATCAAGGCAGAGCAGAGGTCGCCAGAGTGGCACGCCCTGCGGAAGGATGGCATCACTGCGACCGACGTGTCGGTCATCGCTGGTGTCAATCCATACAAGACACCGTTCCAGCTCTGGGCGGAGAAGCTCGGGAAGTATGAGCCAGAGCCTGTGGGCGCAGCAGCGATCCGCGGTCTTCTCCTGGAGGCGACAGTCGCGGAGTTCTATGAGATGGAGACAGGTCGGAAGTTGAAGCGGTCGAACGGCATCGTCCGCATCAAGGACATCCCCTGGGCGATGGCATCCCTGGATCGGACCATCGTCGGTGAGGATGGTCTCGTCGAGATCAAGACCTCAACTTCACCTCGATGGAGTCTGCACCCAGTTCCACCAGAGGTCGTCGCTCAGGTTCAGTGGCAGATGTTCGTCACAGGTGCGCCCTGGGTCGACGTCGCAGTGCTCCTGGGTGGTCTGGTCTTCCGCATCGAGCGCGTCGAGGCGGTCCTGGCGTATCAGACCGAGCTGTATCGGAAGGCTGTGGAGTTCCGCGATGCACTCGCTACACAGACTCCACCACCAGTGCAGGGCGAAGACAGCGACGCCCTAGCGTGGGTGTTCAAGCAGGAGTCTGAAGACTGGGCTGACTCGAATCCTGGACTCGACCGAGTCGCGTCCCTGTATTCGGAGAAGCTCTACGAATCGAAGCTGCTGGACCAGGAACTTCAGAACCTGGCGATCAGCCTGAAGGAGGCGATCGGTGAGAAGCAGGGAATCATCGGACAAGGTTGGCGCGCAACCTGGAGGACGAACAAGGGCTCAGCGAAGACAGACTGGAAGGCAGTCGCTGAAGCAGCGAAGGTGCCCCAGGAGATTATCGACGCGAACACTCGGGAAGTTCCTGGGGCGCGTGTGTTCAAGTTCAAGGAGGAGACAGACCTATGAGCGAGAAGATCGCAGCAGCACTATCGGCACCCTTCGAGGAGAAGGACCTCAAGCATCGACCTGGTCGAGCTGGGATGACGTTCACCTATGCAGACGCCAGGGCGGTCGCCCAGCGTCTCGATGACGTCCTCGGTCTCGCTGGTTGGCAGTTCGAGGTGAAGGTGGCAGATCCAGTTCGTGGAGTGGTCCACGGTTCACTGGCGATCGTTGTCGATGGGAAGACCACGATCCACCAGGACTTCGGATACCCCAACTCCGCCCAGGATGACGAGCCCCTGAAGAGCGCAGCTTCGGACGCCCTCCGTCGCTGTGCAGCACAGGTCGGTGTCGGGCGTAGCCTCTACAGCCCCGAGAAGGGCGTGGGGAGTGTCCCAGTACCACTTGGGCGTGTTCCGCGTCTCTCCGTGGCTCCTGGACCCATCTCCGTCGATTCTACGGTGGGGTCTGGGACGATCTCAGAGGACGAGGCTCTCGCTGTGAAGGCTGCGATGATCTTCGCTGAGACGACAGCAGGGGGGACGTGCAGTCACGGTGAGGAGTTCAAGCTGAAGCCAGGCGGCGTCAGTAAGACCACAGGGCGTGAGTACCAGCCGTTCTGGGCTGCATCTCACAAGACAGCGGACGGATCGTGGTGCAAGGACAAGCCGAGCAGGGCGTTCCAGGCTGCGAACCCAGTCGAGGCTCCGAAGCCGAAGCTGGTGCCTGAGGACAACCTGGAGGACCTTCCGTTCTAATCAACCAGGGGAGGCGGCTGAGATAGTCGCCTCCCCGCCAACACAAGGAGGACACAATGTCACAGGGAGCGTGGATCAAGCTCAGCGTCGGATGGGATGAGGACGAGCGCATCGCCCTCCTGCCTTACGAGGCACAGTTGGTGTGGATCAAGGTCCTCACCAGGGCGAAGCGTCAGCGACCAGGCGGGTCGTTCGGGAGCGTCGAGCATCTCAAGGCGCTGCTGCCAGAGAAGCTGCACAAGCAGATCAAGGTCCTCGTCGATGCGGGGCTGTTGGCTGTGGAAGATGGTCGACTCGTCGTCGTCTCCTGGTCGAAGCATCAGATCGACCCGACCAGTTCTGAGCGCACTGCCAGGTGGCGTGCAACGCTATCTCGGCGTCCCAGTACCGTTCTGAGCCGTACCGAGAAAGAGAAGGACATAGAGAGAGAGAAAGAGACAGACACTCTATCTAAAACAGGAGGGATGACTTCTGTCGGAGATGTGATCTTCGGGAGGGTGAAGTGAGTCAGGACGTCGTTCTCACACGAGAGCAGATTGAACAGACTCGAGCCTGGGTTCAGGCGAAGCAGAGCCACAAGCAGGCAGTCGATGCGACTGATCTCTGGTACGACCAGAACAGCGACTCTCTGACGGTGGACTTGATGGGAAGACTGGGTGAGATCGCTGCGGCGATCGCCCTGGACCTTGACTGGGAGCAGGACCTGGACTGGAGCATCAAGGGCTCGGGCGACGGTGGAGCTGATCTTGCAGCTCACGGGTACAACTTCGACGTCAAGACCACGGTCACGTCCTGGCTGATCTTCAACAGTCGGGACCACTTCAAGGCACCAGGAGCGGTCCTGGTCCAGCTTCTCGGAGATAGGACGCACCCAGACGAGGAAGGCGTCGTGTATCGCGTACACGGTGTCTGCTCGAAGGAGAGGTTCCTCCGAGACGCAGTTGATCGTCAGTTCTCTCAGCGGCATCGAGTGGCGATGCCTGCCTCGGAGATGACGCCAGTCGAGGACTTCATCGGAAGGAGCGGACAATGAGCAGGAGCATCGCACTCATCGGACCACAGGGCTCAGGGAAGAGCACCATCGCTGAGATGTTCGCGGAACATCGAGGCTATGCCAGACACGGGATCGCTGACGCGGTGAAGAGCGTGACCTGGATGGCGTATCCAGGGCTCAAGAAGAACGAAGGACACGAGGTGCTGACCTACAGCGGAGCTCGATGGCTGACTGGGAGGGAGATCTTCCAGGAGGTCGGAGCGAAGATGCGGGAGATCGACAGGAACTGGTGGATGAGAATCTGGGAGCACGCCTATGACGAGATCAAGAGCCACGGACTGTCGGTGGTCGTCGATGACGTTCGCCTACCTTCGGAGATCATCTATCTCCGATCCGTCGATCCTTCGATCTTCGTGGTCAGGCTGTTCGCGAACCAGGAGGTCCGACGTCAGCGTGTCGGTGGTCAGCTCCTGGGGACCAGGGACATCACCGAGCTGGGCTGGACAGACGCGTCGTTCGACATTAGTGTGGACACCTCTGAGCAGACGCCAGAGGAGACGTATCGGATCATCACCGAGACGATGGAGGAGACACGATGAGGTTCCAGGAGCTACAGGTTCTCGCTGACCAGTTGGGCTACCACTTCGACGCACTGCTACGAACGACCGAAGGGTATGTCCTGGTCATCGTTGACACGATGGGTGGCGAGTTGAACTTCAAGGGCACGTCGCCAGAGGATGCAGTCGAGTCAGCCTATGACCGACTCTCGATCCTGGTGAACCAGGTGCGGGGATGAGCGCCTTCGATGCCATCGGGGTGGTGCTGATGATGCTGCACTCGACCCTGGTCTTCCTGGTCGTTGTCAGCCTTCCAGAAGCTGCTAGACGCGGGAACGCTGCGGCGGGTACCATCTACGCAGTCGTCGGTCTGGCGACAGTGATCTGGATCTGGAGGGTCATCTAGTGGCAGCAGTCAAGGCACAACGAGGCGGTCCGCGGAAGGAGCCAGTCTTCACTGTGACGTCCTGCGCTGGATGCGAAGGCGTCCTGAACACGCTGAAGGAATCCTGGCGCGTGAAGGTCATCACCTTCAACGCCAACAAGCGGAACACGAGGTTCGCCTGGTTCCACAGGAGCTGCGTCAAGTGAGTCGCATCGAGCGTGCTGCTCCGTTCCTCGACGACAAGGTGGTCGCAGTCCAGGATGGCGCTGACGCCTGGTGCGAGGAGCCAGGAGTACCTGGTCGACCCTGGTGCATCCTTAGCCAACGCTACGCGGACGCCATCGCCCCAGACGGCTGGTTCTTCCTGTACGAGGGGATCGGGAACCGTAAGACGAACGCTGACCTGATCAAGTTCGGCGTGATGGAGCTCCAGGAGTCAAGGTTCACTCTGAGCGACGGTGGGACTGCGATCCTGGCGAGGCTGCGCTGATGGGGCACTTCAAGGACCAGGCGATCCAGAAGATGATCGACCCAGCGAAGAGTCGACGCGGGAAGAACGCACGCAACCGAGGGAACGCCTTCGAGCGTGAGGTCGCTGCGAAGCTCAACGGTCGGAGGATCGGCTGGGCTGGTGGACCCACAGACGTGGCGACTGGCGTCTACGACGTGCAGTGCAAGGTGGGCGGTTCATACCCTGAGCGCATCGACGGATGGCTGCGGAAGGTCCCGTTCCGATACGAGAAGCTCCGCGCAGTTGTCCTGGGAGATTCTCCAGGTGCTGGGACCAAGCGTCGCGCACTCATCGTGTTCGACTTCGAGGAGTTCGTGGACTTCTTCGGAGACACCGAGGTCGAAGAGTGACTGGGATCATCCTGATGCTGGTCATCATCTCCGTCGTCTGGTACCTAGCGGAGACGTCTGAGTGACAGCCCTCCTGCTGGCGCTGATGCTGGCAGTGCACCCAAGTGTCCCAGTTAGGACGCCACACGGAATCCCGACGCGTGGGATCGCGTCCTGGTACAACGCGACATACCATCCGAACGGAACGCAGTCGACCTGGTACACGAGGGCAGGCTGGAAGTTCTACGCAGCAGTCGGGACCTTCAAGTGGGGCGATGATCCGTACCAGATCAAGGTCTGCCGAGCTGATGACAAGACACGCTGCGTGTATGTCCTGGTCGTCGATCGCTGCTCCAGGTGCAGGGCTGACCTGAAGAAGACCTGGACTGCGAGGAGCAGAAGCATCGACCTATCACCTCACGCCTTCGCAGCCCTGCGCGGGTTGCACATCGGCGTGACTGAGGTCATAATCACCGAGTGGGAGCAGATGCGTCCCTGATAGCAGAGGAGGACAAGTGGAGAAGGTACGCTCAATCAGCGGCGACTGGATCAAGATCACAGCTCGTCAGGCATACCCAGGATTCGCACCACGAGTGCAGATCGAGAAGCTCGCAGAGGATCTAGGCATCAGTCGACGAAGTGCCTATGCCTACGTCTCCGAGGAGCGTCGCGTCCCAGAGGGGATCGAGGAGCGGTTCATCAGGAGATTCGGTGAACCAGCACCAGACGCCTGGAGGGAGGTCACGCTATACGCCCACAGCACATCCCCGAACGTCAGCAGAAAGGCGAAGAAGCCAGGACCAGTCCCTGGTGCGCTCGCAGCCTATCGGGACAACTGGCGCATCAACGCCCAGAACCACGCGAGAGCCCTGGCAGAAGGAGCACTGGGTCATCGCCTGACGGACTGGTGGCAGAACGAACTCACGAACGGACAGGTCGCGATGATCGAACACAGCCTGGACGAGGAGGAGGCTCGGGAGAAGTATCCCTACGCGTTCGACACGCTGGCTGTCTCTGACGACTGGGCTGTGGAGTGCAGGATCTGTGGGCTCGTGGGGGCTGTGGACGACAGGCTCCAGGAAGTGAACGGGATGGTCTTCAGGGTGACGTGTGGCACGAACAGCTACAAGGTGGGCGCGTAGACTATCCAGGCGCTCGGGTTCGCCCGAGCCTCCCCTCCCACTGGTGGTGTCCTCCCGCCAGTGGGAGCTACAACTCGAGGACCAGGAGGACGACGTGAAGAAGCTGACCAAGTGGGAAGAACTGAAGGGCTGGATCGAAGAGTCGCAGTCTGCCCTCGGACTCCCTGACTGGGAAGTCAACGTCATCGAGGACGCATCAGACGTCGACTCCTGGGCTGACATCGACGCCCACAGCCAGGCACCAACTGCTGACCTTCGCGTCAGTCACGACTTCTGGCGCCAGACTCCAGAGAAGCAGCGCCTGGTCCTAACACACGAACTTCTGCACCTAGCCTTCGCTCGATACGCCCAGGTCACTGAGTCACTCGAGGAGCCACTAGGGAAGATCGCCTGGGCTGTCATCAGTCCACAACTGGAGAACGCGGAGGAGAGAACGGTGGAGCATCTAGCACGAGTGCTCGCCCCATACCTGAGCCTCCCCGAGTTCCCGAAGGCGTGAGCGTCCTGAAGCCCTGCATCGACTGCGGGGCACTTAGCCAGGACAACAGATGCCAGACACACAAGCGCGCAGCACAGGCACGCTGGAAGTCAGGGAAGGAGAACCCCTACCTCGACCCAGCCTGGAAGAAGCTCAGCTCGCAGCTTCGATCGAAGCGTGGCTGGTGTGAGGTCTGCGGAACGACTGCTGACCTGACGGTCGACCACCTTGATCCAGTCAGTCAGGGCGGTCCGCTACTGGCTCCAGAGCACAGACTTCGGGTACTATGCAGAACGTGCCACGGTCGCCTGACCAGGCACAAGAAGTAGGAGGACATCAAGATGCGCGTCTCGTTCTACAGCAACTCCTGTCACGTCCCAAGTGGCTACGGTCAGCAGTGTGCTCAGGTTGTGCACCGACTGGTGAAGTCAGGACACGAGCCTGCGGTCATCTCGAATCACGGAGCAGCAGTGGCGATGAACTGCGCCAGTGGTCATCCGATCTTCCCAGAGGGACTGCTCAAGTATTCAGGCGACGCGGCTCCGCAGCAGATGAAGCAGTGGGCTGGACCTGATGGGATCGGGATCATCCTCTTCGACGCCTGGGCGATCCTGCCCTGGTCTAATGAGTTCGGCGGATTGAAGACTGCGGTCTGGGCTCCGATCGACCATACGCCTGCAACACCAGCATCCATCGAGTTCCTGAAGCAGCACGACCGACACGCCATCGCGATGAGCAGACACGGTGAGCGGGAGATGCTGAAGGCTGGACTCTCACGCGATCGAGTCACCTACATCCCGCACGCCATCGAGACGATGGTCTTCAACGACAAGGGGCGCGGCATCCGTAAGGACCTCGGCATCCCTGAAGACGCCCACCTCAGCCTGATGGTGGCGGCGAACCGAGGCAGGCTACCTATCAGGAAGGCGTTCGCACAGAATCTCCAGGCGTGGTGGAACGTGGCGAAGGATCACCCTGAGATGTACCTCCTCCTCCACACCGAGCCACTAGGACTGAGCGAGGGGATGAACCTCCCCAGGTTCCTGAAGCTGATCGGCGCTGACCAGCAGCGTGTCCGCTACCCAGAACCCAACGCCTTCCGCAACGGCATCCCGAACGAGACACTCGCTGCGATCTACTCTGCCGCGGATGTCCTCCTGGCTGCGAGCTACGGGGAAGGGTTCGGAGTGCCTACGGTCGAGTCCCAGGCGTGCGGCACTCCAGTGATCGTGGGAGACGGATCAGCACAGCCAGAACTCTGTGGACCACACGGGAAGATCGTCGATGGGCAGGACGACTGGGATGAGTACCAGTGCGCCTTCTGGCGTGTGCCATCAGTCGACGGCATCACCCAGGCGCTGGAGCAGAACTATCAGGAGACGAAGGCAGGGAAGGTGGACCGAGCAGCCATCGTCGCCTGGGCTCAGCAGTACGACGCGGACAAGATCTTCGCTGACCTGTGGGTCCCCTTCATCCAGAAGTTCGCCAGTCAGCCTGCAAGTGCCCAGCCGTTGAACCGAGCGGCTCGTCGTGCGAAGAGGTAGCCTTCCAGGGAGGGGGGTCGAGATTCTAGATTCACGCTCGTGCAGTCTAGCCAGCGCCGAGTGCGTCGGAATCCTGTAGAGCCTGGAGGTTTTTTTGGTACACAACAAGAAAAGCCCAGAGCGACGACAAGGTCGAGGCACGAAGGACATCGGTGTCCTGCCTCAGATCCAGGTCTCGAGCGACGCCATACCAGTCGCACCAGCTCACCTATCTGATCGCTGGAAGGAGTCCTGGTCGACCTTCTGGTCTTCGCCCTTCGCTCAGTTGGTCCAGCCTGCACAGCATCCAGCAGTGGAGCGGCTCTTCGGGTTGTACGATGAGCGAGAACGGATGGACGCGTTCATCAGGACCGAGCCGATGGTGGCAGGGTCACAGGGTCAGCCAGTGGTGAACCCTATGTACCGACAACGGTCAGCGGTGGATGCGGAGATCCGACAACTCGAGGATCGGCTCGGACTGAACCCGAGGTCTGGACTGCAACTAGGCATCCAGTTCGGAGAAGCAGCCAGGAGTCTGGAGGAGCTCAATGCACGAATCGCCTACGCAGCCAGTGTCGAAGAGACCGAAGAAGACGACCCGCGCAGGGTCGCAGCCGAAGTCACCCCAGAAGACCCCGCTCTACTCGAGCCCGATCACGACTCCGCCTCCGCCTAGCTGGGGCGGACTGGTCTGTCGCTGGATCGAGACCAACCTCGTCCACGGTGAGGGCGACAAGTTCGGGGAACCGTTCCGACTCGAACCCTGGCAGAGGGCGTTCATCTGGCGCCTTTACGAATACGACCCAACGACGAACCGACGCATCGTTCGACGTGCGCTCCTGGGCACACCGAAGGGGAACGGGAAGACCGAGCTCCTCGCAGCCATCGCCCTGGCTGAACTAGCAGGACCTCGGGCACCCATCGCAGCGAACATCCCAGTCGCTGCTGCGTCTTTCGAGCAGGCGGACCTACTCTTCGGAACTGCTCGGATAATGCTGACCCAGGGACCACTCGCTCCGCACTTCGAGGTGTTCGACACAGAGATCCTGAGGAAGGACGGACCAGGGAGGATGTATCGAGTGGCTGCTGCGGCAGGCACCAACGACGGAGGACGCCCGACGTGCTTCATCGCTGACGAGCTGCACGAGTGGACTGGGAACAAGGAGCGCGTCCACCTGGTCCTGGCGAACTCACTGGCGAAGCGTGCAGAGGCGCTCGAGCTGAACATCTCGACGGCAGGGTCTGACGAGAACAGCCTGCTCGGTCGACTTCTCGCCTACGCGAAGAAGATCAACCTCGGAGAAGTCAAGGACCCATCGTTCCTGGCTGAGTGGTGGCAGGCATCAGAGACCCACGACATCGAGACCGAGGCAGGACTGCGCGCAGCCCTCGAGCAGGCGAACCCCAGCGCCCCAGCCTTCGTCGACATCGAGCGCCTGATGGCGCGGTTCATCGAGATCCCACGGCACGAGTTCGAGAGGTACCACCTGAACAGATTCGTCCAGCCTCCAGATCGCTGGATCGGTCTCGAGCAGTGGATGAAGCTCAAGGACGTCAGCCTGGCGCCAGAACCTGGTGCGAAGATCGCGGTCGGGTTCGACGGTTCCTATGCCCGAGACGCGTCATCGCTGGTGGGCTGCACCCTGGACGGCTACATCTTCCACATCAAGACCTGGGAGCGGAACACCAGGGACCCAGAGTGGACCGTCCCACGCTCAGAGGTAGACGCGACTGTCGACCAGTTGATGAAGACCTACGACGCGACGCTCTTCTGTGACCCTCCTGGGTGGCAGACAGAGATCGAAGAGTGGGGTCGTCGATACGGGAACAAGGTCGCGATCTTCTCGACAGCTACACTGGAACGGATGGGACCAGCCTGCGACCGATTCTTCACAGCAGTCGCCACAGGTGAGGGACTGAGGCACGATGGCGATCCCCTCCTGGCGCGACACATCGGGAACGTGCACACCAGGACCACCAGGTACGGCACCGTCATCGGCAAGAGCTACAAGTCCTCGCCAGATAAGATCGACGCTGCGGTGGCTGCGGTGGTATCGTTCCAGGGAGTGAAGTCCCTAATGGTGGAGGCGAAGCCGAAGCCGAAGGTCGAGTGGGTCGAGCTGTAAGGAGACAATGTGGGAATCCTTGATCGCGTCCTCGGACGCTCTATTCCAGAAGAGAAGCGCACAATCGGTGGGCAGTGGTTCGCTGGTGAGAACAAGACAACGGCTGGAGTGCACATCAACGAAGAGAACGCGACGTCGATCGGCGCAGTGTATGCAGCCGTCAAGCTGTACGCGGACACCATCGCGTCAATGCCCTGGGACACCTACATCCGCATCGACGGAACGCGTCGACCGTTCCGACCACGTCCACGCTGGATGGATCATCCACAGCCGTCGAACCCTAACGAGACACCGTTCGACTTCAAGCATCGGATGGTCTCGTCACTTCTCCTAGACGGGAACGCGTTCATCCTGGTACTGCGCGCACCATCTGGAGATGTTGTGGAGACACGAGTCCTCAACCCACAGAAGGTCACCGTCGAGATGGGCGACGACGGAGCACCGATCTACAAGATCGAGACACGCGAAGGCGCGACAACCCTGGGCACCGAATCCATCATCCACATCAAGCTCTTCGCAACGGGCGAAAATCTGCGCGGGCTATCGCCAGTCGAGCATCACAAGGTGACGCTCGGTCTGGCGAGCGCGACGCAACTGTTCAGCGCGAAGTTCTACGAGAACGGCACCACTGTCGGTGGCATCGTCAAGGTTCCAGGGGAACTCACGATAGATCAGGCAGAGGCTCTTCGCTCTGGATTCGCACGACGTCACGAGGGCATCGAGAAGGCGTGGCGCGTCGCAGTGCTCACAGGTGGAGCGGACTATCAGCAGCTCGGCATCAAGATCAGCGACCTCCAGTTGGTCGAGACGATGCACTACGGCGTCGAGGCGATCGCTCGCATCTACGGCGTTCCACTTCAGCTTCTTCAGTACCCAGGCGGGAACACGTCATACGCATCGGCTGAGGTTCTCGGTCAGGCGTGGATGGTCCTCGGACTGACGAGCCTGGTCGCACGCATCGAGGCTGGACTCCAGCGACTCATCATCGGAGAGCGCACGTTCATCAAGTTCACGATGGAAGGTCTGCTTCGAGCGACAACACAGGAACGATACAACGCCTACTCGACGGCACTGAACAACGGGTTCCTGTCGGTGAACGAAGTGCGCGCACTGGAAGATCGACCACCTGTAGATGGTGGCGATGAGTTCTGGAAACCACTCAACATCGGCACCCTCGACGGTTCGACAACAAGCGAGACGACACCGTCGTGAGCTACATCATCACTGACATCGACGGGACGCTGACGACCAGCGGAGACACTCCGAACCAGCCGTTCATCGACTGGCTGAAGAGTCAGGCGAACGACTTCGGAGCCCAGGTCATCATCGTGTCTGCACGCAACATCGACCGACTCGCTGAGACGGAACGATGGCTGAACGACAACCTCGTCCCGTATGAAGAGATCCACCTCCAGGACTTCGGTGAGTCGAACCCAGCCGTCAACGAGGCGTTCAAGGCGTACAAATACTCGAAGCTCCTGGAAGAGTACGGAGACGAGATCGAGTTCCTGGTCGACAACGACCCAGAGGCTCGAGACGCAGCCCAGGGGATGGGGATCGCTGCATACACGCCAGAGGAGGCGATCGCCTTGACGGTCGATGACGAGTCTCCTGATGATCAGGTGCGCGTTCTGCTCGACGTTCCCGACTACATCCGAGAGAACGCCAGGAAGGGCATCGAGTACGAACGGAACGGATACGCAGGCGATGGGCTCCAGCCACAGACTGTGGAAGAAGCTCGTCAGTTGGCTGCTGGTCGAGTCGAGGACGAGAAGGTCACGCGGATGCGTGCCTGGATTCTTCGACACCGAATCGACTGGGAGAACGTGCCACGCAACAACGACCCAGAGAACGAGGACTTCCCAGGACCAGGAGCAGTCGCTGCATACCTGTGGGGAGTCGATCCGACACAACCAGACGGAGCAGACCAGGTGCTATCTTGGGCAGATCGCGCACTTGCACCAAGCGCGGATGTAGATGAGAGGTTCGACGTGAAAGAACTAGAGACCCGATCCATCTCCCTCGGTGAGTACCGAGTCGAAGACGCAGCAGACGGTCAGAAGCGGATCAGCGGCTACGCGGCACTCTTCGGAGCGCCATCTGCTGGTCTCCCGTTCACTGAGATCATCGCCCCTGGCGCCTTCAAGCGCACCCTCGCACGAGCTGCGGAGGGGAAGAAGATCGTCTCCCTGCTATTCGGTCACGACGAGACTCGTGCACTTGCAACGACTGCAAGTGGACGCCTGTCCCTGGTCGAGGATGAGCGCGGTCTACGCGTAGACGCCCTCCTGGACCCATCAGATCCAGACGCAGCTAGCGTCCTGTCGAAGGTTCGCAACGAGGCGCAGTCGATGGGCTGGTCCTTCGGGTTCACGATCCCGAAGAACGGGGACGAGTGGGAAGGTGATCAGCGCACGCTGCGCGAAGTCAACCTCTTCGAGGTGAGCGTCCTATCTGCTGGTCAGACTCCTGCATACCCAGCGACCCTCGGTCTCACTGCGATCCGTAAGGTCGCGAAGGACCGACTCGGCGTCAGCGGCGACACCCTCGTCGATACGGTCGAGGCGATCAAGCAGGGACGATCCCTGACTGAAGAGCAGACCGAGGTCCTTGACGCAGTGCGCGTCAAGCTCGGCGCGAAGCTCGAACAGCGTGAGACCTGGACCGTCAGTGCAGATCGCGACCTCGACATTGTCGAGCGTGACTGGGACGGTGCCGCAGCGGCTGCTCGTGTCTTCGAGTGGGCTGGATTCGATGGCGAGACTCCAGACTTCGAGCGTGCTCGTCGCGCCTTCCTCATCCACGATGCTGATGCACCTGAACTCCGAGGCTCCTACAAGCTCGGGTTCGCGGACGTCGTCGACGGCGAACTAGTCGCCATCGCTGAAGGTCTTCGCGCAGCAGCCTCCCGTCTCCCGTTGACAGACGCTCCACAGGACGCCCTCGATCGAGCGCGTGCAGTCCTGGACGCCTACTTCGGGAACCGATCAACGCATCCCACAGTCGCACAGGCGCAACTGCGCCTCGCTATGCTGAGGGACGAGACGATCTAGCCACGAGGCTGACGACCCGCCACTGAGAAGTGCGCCCTCGTCACGTCATCCCGCCAGTGAGTCGGCAGTCAATCAAGACAGAGAAGATAAGGAGTTGAAAAATGGCAGACATCAAGAAGCTGCACGAGAAGCGTGCAAATCTTCTGACCCAGGCGACGAGCATCGTCGCTGACGCGGCAGAAGCAGGCGTCGCCCTTGAAGGCGACAAGCAGGCACAGTTCGAGGCTCTTACAGCCGAGGCTGCTGTCATCGCCGAGGCGATCCGCAGCGAGAAGTCCGCAGCAGAGGCACGCAGTGCCGCTGATGCAGCTCGTGCTGAGTTCGCTCAGGTTCTCGCCCCGAAGGCAGAAGTCAACGATGAGATCGCGGAGCTTCGCGCTCTTGGTCGCAACGGTGGCGTGAAGACCTTCGAGTATCGAGACGTATCACGAAGCACTGGTCTCGGCAACCCAGTCTCGATCGGGGATCGAGTCAACGTGGTCGCTGGTCAGTTCAATCCGTTCCTGGACGCGAACATCGTCACCGTTGTGCGCGCATCCACAGGCAACAACATCCAGTTCCCACGCGTCACGGCGCTCGGGACGGCTGGTTCAGTTGCTGAAGCGGGAACCATCGGCGAGTCAGACGGAACGCTCAGCGCGCTGTCCCTCACCCCGATCAAGTACGCGACGATCCTCCAGATCACCGAAGAGCTCGTGGAAGACGCAGCCTTCGACATCTCGATGTTCGTGGCTGACAAGGCGGGAGCCGAAGTGGCTGTCGCTCACGGCGCCTTCGCTGGTACGGCTGTAGCGGCTCAGGCTGCTGCGGGTGTGACTGGTTCAGGCACCACGGTGAACCCCAACTTCACCGATCTAGCCAAGCTCAAAGCGTCGGTCAATCAAGCCTATCGTCGGGCGCCTAAGGCAGGCTGGTTGATGAACGACACAACGCTCGGCGTTGTGACTGGTCTCGTTGATACGGCTGGTCAGCCGATCTTCCGACCAGGCGATGCGAACGCACCTGATCGCCTCCTCGGCGCTCCTGTGTATTCCGCAGCGTTGATCGACCTCACCGACGACACGGCAGGCTCGATCCTCTTCGGCGATCTCGGGAGCATCACGACTGTCCTCGTGGGGGGCGTCCGCGTGGAGGCATCCCGCGAGTTCGCGTGGAACCTCGGGCTCGTGAGCTACAAGATCGAAGTCCGCGGCGCGACGGGTCTCGCGATCCCAGCAGCCGTCAAGAGCTTCAAGTCAGCCAACGTCGCCTAATCGTTAGGCACTAGGTTGAGCGGCGGGGTGTCGAGCTTCGGCTCGGCACCCCGTTCGCCTTAGTGGGAGGCAGTGTGGAGATCATCAAGAAGATCAAGGACCTCGCCCGTAGGGGTCCGCGTAAAATCGACGGAGAGGCACCCAGGAGCCCCGTAGAGCGGTCTATAGTGGCGACCAGGTACCAGAGGGCTACTATCAAGCGAGAGCCCGTCAGAGGGCGGGAGAAGGGGGTCTAGTGGCAGGCGGCGTGATCAGTTCCAGGCAGTACCAGGTGAACGCTACCCCGACGCTGCTGGCAGTTGGGAACGCTGGAGGATCAGAGCTACATCTGCACGCTGACAACAACAACTCGAAGGACATCCTGGTCGGACCAGAGAACGTGACCTCCTCGACTGGGTTCCTGGTACAGAAGGGCGACGAGTTCACGATCTACCTGCCAGAGGGCGCGTACATCTACGGTGTATCATCGGACGGATCTCAACAGAAGATCTACGTCCTACAGACTGGAGGCATCTAGTGTCCTACGCAACGCTCTCAGAGTTCAAGGCTGCGATCGGCATCACCGACTCGACGGACGACGTCGCACTTCAGAGCGTGCTCGATGCAACCGACAACCTGATCGACCTCTACACCGACAGGAAGCAGGGATTCGGCACTGCGTCAGAGACTCGCTACTACACAGCCCAGGACTGGAGCTACACGCTGACTGATGACCTCGTCAGTATCACCACACTCCAGACTGACGACAACGCTGACGGCAGCTACGAGACGACCTGGACGGCAGGGACAGACTTCGTACTAGCACCAGCGAACGCAGCACTCGACGGTCAGCCATACACCGAAGTCGACGCCTCCACTGCATACCCTCGGAACTTCCCGAAGGGCGTGTATCGAGGCGTCAAGATTGTGGGTGTGTTCGGGTTCCCAGGTGGAGCACCGAACGCAGTCAAGCAGGCGGCACTGATCCAGGCTGGTGCAGTGTGGTCATCAAGGACGTCCCCCTTCGGGGTGATCGGCTCACAGGAGCTGGGCGGTCTGTTGCGACAGACTCGAGCACTCCATCCAGAAGCTGCGATTCTCCTCGAGCCGTATCGACGACGTGAGGGTCTCGCTCGGTGAACGACGCCACAATCATCGCTGGTCTAGCAGCGCATCTATCAGCTCGAACGGCACCGACTGGGTACACGCTCCGAGCTGTTCATCCGTACCCACCAGACAACCTAGCGGTCGTTCCTGCCATCGTCATCATCCCTGGGGACGACGCGATCGGATACGGGGCGGCTGCTCGAACAGTCACGCTGACACTCAACGTCACCGTCTACATCCAGCCACAGGCTGACCTCGCTCGGAAGTATGCAGACCTGATGGTCTGGCGCACCTGGCTGAGGGACTCGCTGATCGACGGCGTGACACTCGATGGCACAGCGACAGTCGCTCAAGCGAGTGTCGTGAGCACGACGATGGGGACTGACACCTGGGCAGACCAGGACTATCTGACCATCAGCGCCACAGTAGAGGTGGCAGTCGTGGAGGCGATCAGTGCGAGCGCGTAAGATGAGCCAGAGCACCGAGAGCGGCGACCTCCTGGTCGTCGCGGTTCCAGGGGCACTGCCAGACGGGCAGTTCGTCAGTGGAGTCCCCACAGACGGATCGCCAGTGGCACTGCCATCAGACCTCGCTCGGGCGTACATTGAAGCGGGACTGGTTGTCCCAGTAAAGAGTGCGGCGCCTGCCGCTGAAGTAGACGACAAGGAGATCGAATAATGCCAGCAGCATCCGCGGGGAACGTACTGTTCTCGAAGCTCGTCGCCTTCAAGGAGGCGACGCCTGGAACCATCCCAACACTGACCAGCGGTGGTCGGAAGATGCTCGTCACTGCGACGGGCGCCATCTCGAACGGCACGATGATCGAGCTCGGGGCAGAGCGCAGCGTGGCGCTCAGGAACCCACTCATCGGATCGACAGGGACGATCGTCTCCGTCGAGCCAACCATCTCCGCAACGGTTCCAGCAGTCAGCATCGGAGAACTTCCGATCTGGTTGTCGATGACCCGCACTGACACGCCTGCTGGTACGGCTGCGCCATACGAGTGGGACTACGACTACTCGATGACGGCTGCAAACAGCCCGACGTCCTACACGATGGTCGCGACGGATGGCGTGCAGCAGTACGCTCTCCCATACTCGCTGGTCGAGTCGATGACGATCGCTGCTGACCGTAGCGGTCTGACCAACCTGAGCGCGAATCTGTTCTGCCAGTCTGTGCAGAAGAACTCAGCGACTCTGGCTGACGGAACTCCGACCTCTCCGTTCCTGGCTGGTCGCCTCTGGAAGGGCTACACACACACGTCCTTCCCAGGCACAGCAGACGGGACAGCCTACGACTACCTCCTGGACTTCAGCCTGGACTTCAACGCGGGGATCACCCGCCAGTCCTATCTGAACGGGACGGCAGTCTTCTCGACACACGCAGAGAGCGCACCCTTCGCAGGGACTCTGTCGATGACGGTCTCCTCGACTGCATCCGCAGTGTCGAGCTGGTACGACAAGTACCAGAGCGCATCACCTCAGTATGTCCGCCTCTCCTGGACTGACGGGACGTATTCGGCTCACATTATGTGCGCGGTCGTTCCGACTGAAGTCCAGCAGATGGCGGGTGCTGAGGACGGGCTCACGACGATGGCAGTGACAGGGACTCTGGTCTATGACACAGCCTCAGCGAAGAGCCTCCGCATTGTGGTCAACAGCGACCTCTCTGCTCTTCCATAAGTTCGAGAAGTTAGAAGGAGGACAAGGTGAGCCAGAACAAGCCAACGTTCCGAACGGTCGACGTGAATCTGTCCAGCCCCTTCGAGGGCTGGACAGCCACGATGAAGGCAGACGGCATCCCAGCCAGGATCTTCATCGAACTCCAGAGCGGAAGTGCCGAGCGGTCACTCACAGCCCTGGAGAAGCTCGTCGTCAAGCACAACTTCCTGGATGCAGATGGGAACTTCGCGACGTCAGTCCTGGACGCTCCGATGGATGCGCTCAGCGATGCGATCCAGAAGTGGAGCGACGCAGTAGCAGCACTCCCCCCTCGATAAGACTCGACGCCCAGCGGCTGGCGGCGGGTCGATCACTGGTGCCGCACCCGTACATCGCAGCGCACCTGATCGGTGAGAAGTTCCACGTCCCTCCACACGAAGTGCTGGAGTGGGAGGCTGGAGACTTCCAGCGTACACTTCAACTGATGGGTGACCTACAGCCGAAGGAGCAGAGCAGACGTGTCTGATGTTGGGCTGAACTTCAGGATCGAAGTCGACGCGAACTATCGCGCCTACGAGCGCGGGTTCCTGGAGGGCTCGAATCCTGCCGCCTACAAGCGGCTCTTCAGCTTCGCCACGCTCAACGCTGCGCGGACGTACTCGAAGCCCATCAAGGCTGCGGCTCCGAAGGGTAAGACAGGGAACTTGATCCGCGGCGTGAAGGCGAAGACTGGACGATACAACCGACCGAGCGCAGTCGTCGGTCCACTGTATTCGAGCCGAGGATCGACCAAGAATCCCTGGTACCGATACTTCGTGACGGCTGGTCGCAGCGGCACTCGACGCACCAAGAACGGCACCTTCACGGTGAAGCCAGTGGGAGCGCGTCCGTTCGTCAACGACACAGTCAAGCGACAGGAGAACGAGCAGCGCGCACTCGATGCGTTCTACAAGACGCTCGAGGAGTTCTACAACAACCAGGTCTTCAAGGGTCGGATCTTGAAGTTCCGCAGAGGGTCTCAGGTGGGCGGTGCTGTAGGATCTGTCGGTCAGTTCTTCAGGAGCGTCGCGAAGACGATCTAGGAGGTATCAGTGGTCAGCGCATCAGCAGCAGCAGTCTTCACCGTCATCGCGAAGGACGCAGCCAGTAAGGCGCTGGGCACCATCGGGAAGTCGATGGGACGGCTCCGCAGCTTCGCTGGGATGGCGTTCAAGGCGATCGTCGCTGGTGCCGCAGCGGCTGCGACTGCCATCGCTGGTCTAGCCATCGCGTCGATCAAGGGCGCCATCGAGGACGAGAAGGCACAGACCAGGATGATCGCGACCCTCAGGGCGCGTGGTCTGGCGAACGAGAAGAACCTCGCCTCCATCGAGGCGCTAATCAAGGCAGGGGAACGCCTGGGGATGACGGACGACGATGTTCGGAAGAGCATCGAGACGGCGACGCAATACACCAACAACTTCTCGAAGGCGCTCGAGATCCAGCGCGTCGCCCAGGACCTCGCAGTGGCGAAGGGGATCGACCTGGAGTCAGCGACGGCGATGGTCGGGAAGGCGTTCCAGGGGAACAGTAAGGCGTTCAAGGCGCTCGGCATCGACCTCACGAAGGTGAACCGAGTCACTGAAGAAAAGCTCAAGAAGGACAAGAACGGATGGTTGAGCACTGAGAAGGTCACCAAGACCACGAAGGAACAGATCAAGGGGATGGCTGCGCTCAAGATCATCCTCGGTCAGTACGCTGGAATCGCTGACGAAGTCGCCAACACCACAGCCGTCAGGCTCGAGGCGACACAGATCGCAATCAACGAGAAGTTCGAGGCGTTCGGCTACAAGTTCCTCCCACGCGTCAACGACGCCCTGACCTGGTTCAAGGACGAGATCCTTCCGCAGCTCGAGCCACTCCTCGAAGGTCTCGCCACTGGGATCGGAACCGTCACCGAGGCGATCCTCGGGAAGGACGGACTGATCGCAGCCCTGGGCGACATCGCGACACCGATCTACGATCAGCTCGAGCCGAGCTTCACAGACTTCGGGGATGCGGCGGGGACGCTGTTCGACAACCTGAGCAAGTTGAAGAACCTCCTGACAGGGACCAGCGAGAAGGACACGAACGGCATCTCTGGCGCTCTCTGGCTCCTGGCGAAGCCTACGGAGTTCATCTACGACAAAATCACTCAGGTCATCGAAGCCATCAACTGGGTGCTCGAGAACGGGTTCGGGCTACTCAAGGCGCTCGGAATCATCAACGAAGGCGACCTGATGGGCACGTTCAAGACTGGGCAGTTGACGTCTGCCCCAGGTGGCGGGATGCCGATCCGCACGCCTGGTCCTAACTTCGGAGCTGGTATGACCACCACGTCAGTCACTCCGATCAAGCTGGAGATCGGAACGAAGGCGCAGTCTGAGCTCGCCTACAAGTTCGGCGCAGGCGTCAACGCAGCGACAGGCACACGCAACGGGGCGAGGTAGTCGATGGCGACGGCGCCCTTCCAGCTTCTGGTTGATCTTCCCCAGATCGCGACAGCCAGTCGAACGAGCAGCACAGTCACGATCACGACTGCATCCCCTCACGGTCTAGCCTCTGGCGCCTACGTTCAGATCGAGTCGATGACTGGATCAGCGGGGACCTCGATGAACGGGATGTACGCGATCACCGTCACATCTGGCTCAGCCTTCACCTACACAGCGGCTGGATCTTCTGGATCTGGAACTGTCACCACAGCAGCGGCGTCGCAGGATCTGCTGAACCCACTGATCAACTATGCCCAGGGAACAGCCAGGAACGCTGCGCTCTACGTCGAACTCAGCACCATCGCGATGACCTCGATCGGAGACGGCGGGAGCAGCCAGATGGGGTTCAGCGTCAATCAGGACGACACCCCTGCTGATGGTCCCTGGTTCGCACTGATCCCAGACCAGGCTCGGGTCAGGCTCTACAAGAAAGACACAGGGACGACACCGACGGATGCGGACCTCTACTTCATCGGAACCGTCGCCTCGATCAACGCCAGGATGAACGGGGCAGGACAAGGCACGACAGCAGACGTCACACTAGACGAGGTGAACGCCATCCTCGATAAGCTCGTTGTCTTCGGCAAGGAGGCACAGGCTCGCTCACCTGAGGGCGAGGGTGCGTTCTCACGAGTCTCGAACGTCACGACGGTCACGACCAGCAGCGACCACGGCTATGCAGTCGGTCAGCAGCTCATCATCAAGAGCGTCATCGGCGGCAACAACGCATCCTTCAACGGAACCTTCACTGTCGCAACGACTCCATCCGATGACACGTTCACCTACTCGAACGCAGGGAACGACGCGACAGGTGACAACTGGCGAACTATCACCTCGATCTCTCTCGTTCCTAAGAGCCTACAGGTCGTTCAGATTCAGATCACGAGCGGCGCCTTCCACGGTCTCAGCAGCGGAAACACAGTGGAGATTCGAGGAGTGACGGCTACATCCGACAAGGCGACTAATCAGATCAACACCGTCTTCACTGGCACGAACGTGAAGCGTGTGAGTTCGACGGTGTTGCAGGTTGTGATGTCGAGTAAGTTGACAAACACGCAGACCTTCAGTGGCGGCGAGATTCGCGGCATTGCCACCATTACTCCGACTGGTGGTAGCTCGCAGACAGTCATCCCGATCAACGGTGGAGAGGATGAAGGCGATGCTGTCAGGAAGGCGCTCGCAGCGGTGCACAGCTACAAGAGCAGGGTCTATCCAGTGCAGAGACTATTGTCGACAAATACCACGACCAAGATCGCCAGTGCAGCCAACGCCTCCTCCTCGTCTGGAGTGGCGATCCCAGCGGGTTCGCTTCGCTCGTTCCTCGATGCAGTGGTCGAGACATACGGCGGTCAGGACTCGAAGGAGAGACGCTACTACATCGACCTCAACCGACGGCTGAACTATAAGCTCGTCGACCCGACGGCGATCCCGACCTATGCTGACGCTCCGTATAAGATCATCACGACTGGAACTGCGAATCCAGACACGACAACTGCTGCTGCAACGATCTATCCGTACAGCCTGGCGCTCAACTATGACCATCAGACCACGAAGCAGGCGCTCTTCCAGATCAGTGCACAGAGCGGCGCTGGCGTGACGAAGGTCATCAGCTACACGGAGGCTGGCTATACAGCCAGGAAGAACGCCCCGATCTTCGATGACGTCGTTGACTTCCCAACGGCAGCGACGAACGCTGCGAACCAGGTCTCTCGAGCGTCGAAGTCCTACTTCCTGGAGCGACACAAGCCACTGCTGACAGGTACCTTCACGCTGCGTGGAGCAGGAGATGCAGCACACAACTCGAACGGCTTCTCGGCTGGGTATTACCAGACAGGCGCGTCGACCTTCGCCTTGCAGCCACGATGGGAGCCTGGTATGTGGGTCTCTGTGGTGTGCAGTGAGCTGGGCTTGAACGGGATCTATAGGGTCGAACAGGTAGACTGGGGACTCGAGCCTGGATCGTTCAACCAGATCATCACTATCACCTTCAACCGTAGGTCCCCGAACAACCTACTCGACATCGTGAAGCGCGGAGGAGGCTGAGGATGCCACGCATCGGATCGGATACTGGATTCGTCTCAGGGAACATCGGCGGACTGTTCGATGACCAGGGGAACGCCATCGTCTCGTCGGATACTGACTTCGGGGCGTCTCCTCTAGGAATCGCAGCCAGGAATCAGGCGCTCTATGCCCTGCCGAATCCGAGCTTCAACATCACCCCTCCTGATCCTGCCTCTCCTGTCGTTGACAACGACAACCCACTGCCATACTGGTCAGTCGAGGACCTGAGCGACGGCAGGATGACTGTGACGACAGTGTTCGACAGCACGACTCAGACTTGGGCTGCTCAGATCAACCCAACGGCTGGTTCTGCCTCAGATTCGATCACCTTGACGACAAGGTCCTATCTGCTCAACGACACCAACTTCAACCTCCGACAGAAGGCTCTGGCGTCACTGACGAAGGTTGGAACATATAGCTCGACCAGCCAGTTCACGATGTCGCTGACAGCGACCTACTACGACTCAACTGGCACGAGCCTGAGTTCCTACACCGTCGGAACTGTAGCTGACAACACCACCTGGACGTCGATCAGTGGGTTCACGACGAGCGGCACAGCCATCGTTGATGCAGCGGCTCAGTACCTGGACCTCGCCTTCACACTCACGACGACAGCAGCGGTCACGAGCGGCGTCAAGGTGAACATCAACAGCCTCCTGCTGCAAACTTCAACCGCTGGCGGCGGCGGCGGCGCTTCATCCTTCCTCGTCACGGAAACCTTTACAAGCAGCACAACTTGGACAAGACCAACTGGCGTTGATTATCTAGTCGCGGTCATTGGAT